GTATGGATAGAGATTTCTTTTTCGTATTCATCAGTCAGCGTCCCTAAATCAATCACAAGATTATTTCTTGATACCACGATTTCAAAAGGTGGGATAAGCTCAAAGCCTTTGTTACTATCAGAGCGTAATTCTTCAATGATGTAGGTATCGTAAGGTAACGCACCTTTGCTGTCGTCTGGTTCAGAAGTCCCAAACCACACACCGTCCTCGCTGGTCTTGCCTGCGTTGGTATTGTGCTTATGGGAAGCCCAGTCAGCAGAAGTGGAGAATTGCCCGTTATCATCAGTTACCACAACATGATTTTCGCCCGTCGTCTTGCTTGTGATCCTAAAGGGAACATCAGCAAGACGCTTGTGTGTGCCTGCACCGATTTTCACGCCCTCAATATCGCCACGCTTAATCTGATTATAGATAGAATGGGCTTCGTCGGTTAAGTCCACGATTGTTCCATTTTCTGTGATTGCAAAATCAATCGGTTTTGCACCGTCTGTCAAATATCCGTTTGGAGCTTCACTTTCAACGATACGGAATTTTCCATAAGGTAAAAGGTCAGCAGAAGTAGAAGCGATACCCTCAATATCTGTACGAATTGTCTTTACCACTTCATTTTTCTTATAGAGCTTGCCATCAACCAATACCGCATTTTCATTTAAGGAAATGATGTCAAAAGCTGTATCTTTCAAAGTGGCACTTCCTTGTGGCTTTGTATCGCCCGTTTCTAAATCTCGTTTCTGAATTTTGACACCGCCACGGATAACCTTGTCTGATACGGAAAACTGGTTACTTCCAGATAATACGGCAAGGTCGCCGTCCTCGGTAATCTGTGTTACATATAAGCCTTTTATCTGTTCGGACTTATCGCCAGCCTGCATATATGCACCCTCTAACAAGTAGCCGTTTGGAGCTTTTGTTTCTTCTACGGTTAGCGTCCCAAGTGGAAGAACCGCTTTGCTGTCCTGCATATAGAAGCTGTCGCCAGATACCTTGTATGCGTCCGCTAATTTTGTAATGTAGTGGGCTGTCCCGTCGCTGTCTGTTTCAGCGATTGTCTTTGTAACCCATGTACGAGTAGCTTCGGCAGGGAGATTGTCTTTATTATAGAAGCCAGCATAATACTTCCATGTAAATTCCGCGCCTGCTAGAGAAGCGTTCCCTTGCGGATTGTTTTTCTGTGTTTCCATGTCAATCTTGAAAAGCTCAATCAAAGTGTCCGTTACTTTTGGCGTATCAGATACTTTCAAAGTCGCTGTCTTTCCAGCTTCAACCTTTAAGGAATATACAGTTTTATCTACCTTATATCCTGCTGGTGCGGATAATTCCTTGATATAGATTGTGCCTGCTTTTACCTCTACAACATCTGTATTTCCGTTTTTATCAGTCGTAAGGGTGGCAAGCTGTTTTGTGCAGTCCTTATCAGCAAAGACACCGTATGTTGCACCAGCAATAGAGTAATTTTCGTTACCGTCTGTAATGCCGGTATTACTGGAAGTCTTTTGAAGTGTAGCATTTCCGACATTCAACTTCGCCCAGAATTGCCCTAATTCCTGTCCCTCGCCAGAGTAGATATAACCTCCACATTCATAGCGTCCTTTATTTTCTTTGACAAAGGCTCTTGCACCAGAGAAAACTTCGTCCTGCGTTGCCTTTGGAATTTCATCATAAGAAGCTCGCACGTTATCACATTGCCAGCCGAGATGTACGCTCAATCTCTGCCAGACTACACATTGTTCCAATAGATAAACTTGTTTGTAGTTCAGTTCCTTGTGGGCTTCGCCATACTGTTTGACATATTCTAAGGATAACGCCACATCTGAAATCTGGTCGGCACTCATGCGTGAGCTTGCGTCAGCTCTGGTCTTGTAGCCATTCTTAAAATCTGTATTGATGTCGATACAATAGGCAGTTTCGCCCTCAACTTTCATCATGCCCTCATTGAATGTAGAACCAATAGAACCGTCATTCATTACTTTTTCAATGATACCGACACGCTCTGCACTTTCCGTCCAGTATTGCTTACTTTCTGCATGAACGGGTGTAGTCGGTAAAGCAGTAACGACAGTTGCAAGAGCTAAGAAGCCCGTACACAATCGTTTTAATATCTTTTTCATAAATCTAATGCTCCTTTCATTTTGGGTAATAAAATAGCCGTCCAATAAGAACGGCTGAAAATAGAAAAGGAACGTCATTTTAGGCGTTCCATAGTCTATGAAATATTCAATTTTTTCTTGTTTCAATACTGATGTGCTGTACCATATCTTTGCATATCTAGGAAAACTTGCGTATCAAGGCTCATTCGTTGGTAGTAAATAAGTAGTAAATTGATGAGTTTGTTTCCTTGAAAATGCTGATAGATACTGTATTTTAGCGGATAATCAGATTTTTATTGTGTTTTTTATGGAAAAACGCTATTACATCGCTTATGGCAGCAACCTCAATGTCCGTCAGATGCGGATGCGCTGCCCGTCGGCACGGATCATCGGCACATCGGTTCTCAAGGATTACGAACTGCTTTTCAAGGGCAGCAAAACAGGCTCTTACCTTACGGTGGAAAAGAAGTCCGGCATCTCAGTTCCTGTTGCTGTATGGGAAGTCACCGCAGAGGATGAAAAAGCCCTGGACCGTTACGAGGGCTTCCCGAACTTCTATTACAAGAAGGAGTTGACCCTACCAATCAAGGGTATCCGCACGGGCAAAATCCGTAAGCGACGGGTATTCGTGTACATCATGCATGAGGACAGGCCCATCGGCATTCCGTCCATTCCTTATATGCAGACCTGCATCCAGGGCTACGACGATTTTGGCTTTGACCGGCTTGTGCTGATAGACGCTTATCTCAAATGTGGGGAGGAACATCATGAGGGAAAATAAAATCATCCGAATATCAGTCTGTCCCAGGTGCGGGCAAGCCTACCGGGAGCATCCGGCTCTTTCAAGGCTCGACAACGAAACACTCATCTGCCCGGATTGTGGCACACGGGAGGCGCTCGATTCCATCGGCGTAAAACCGGAGGAGCAGGAGCAGATCATCGCCTCCATTCACCGCTGCCGCCAGCCGGAATAACGCTGTAATATACACAGTTTTTACTCCGAATGATTGTGTAGTATATTTTCCGAAATGACTGGATATATCCCGGACATGACGGTAATATACACTCACAACAAAACAAACGGAGGTACACGGTTATGTGGAAAGAAAGCAGCATCAAGGTAAACGGCGAGGTTTTTCACTACTGGATGAAGCAGTACGACAAAGGTTCTGAGTGGGGCATCGACGGCGGACGCATTTCCAAGCTAATGTTCAAGCGGGACGGATACATTGTCTGCAACTACGACAGAGGCTGGGACATTGAGCCCACCGATGAGAACACGCAGCTTGCGCTGGAGCTTCTGCTCCACAGCGAGAACTGGTAAAAAACCGAAATTTCAAAGCAACGGCTCCGAAAGGGGCTGCTGCTCGTTGTACGGAAGGTCGCACCGATTTCGGTGGCGGCTATTTTTATTGCTCTGCCGGAGGGGGTGAGAAATTGCGAAAGCTGAAAAACTACAAGCCGACAAGGTTCATGGAGAAAACCTCTCACTACGATGCGGACGCAGCGGATTATGCCGTCATGTTCATCGAGAGTCTCTGCCATACCAAGGGCACCTGGGCGAGAAAGCCCTTTGAGCTGATTGACTGGCAGGAGCAGATCATTCGGGATATCTTTGGTGTCCTCAAGCCGAACGGCTATCGGCAGTTCAACACTGCCTACATCGAGATACCCAAGAAACAAGGCAAGTCCGAACTTGCCGCTGCGGTGGCGCTTCTGCTCACCTGCGGTGACGGAGAGGAACGCGCCGAGGTATACGGCTGCGCTGCGGACCGTCAGCAGGCATCCATTGTTTTCAATGTGGCGGCGGATATGGTGCGGATGTGTCCGGCACTCTCCAAACGGGTCAAGATACTGGATTCCCAGAAGCGGCTCATTTATCAGCCAACGGGTAGTATCTACCAGGTGCTCTCCGCCGATGTCGGCAACAAGCACGGCTTCAATACACACGGTGTGGTATTCGACGAGCTGCACACCCAGCCCAACCGCAAACTCTTTGATGTTATGACGAAAGGCTCCGGCGACGCTCGTATGCAGCCGCTGTATTTCCTCATCACCACGGCCGGCAACGATACGAAGTCCATCTGCTATGAGATTCACCAGAAAGCCAAAGACATCATTGAGGGACGCAAGATCGACCACACCTTCTATCCCGTCATCTACGGTGCGGAGGAATCGGACGATTGGACGGACCCGAAGGTTTGGAAGAAAGCCAATCCCTCCCTCGGCATCACGGTCGGCATCGACAAGGTCAAAGACGCCTGCGAGTCTGCCAAGCAGAACCCCGGCGAGGAGAACTCCTTCCGACAGCTTCGTTTGAATCAATGGGTCAAGCAGGCGGTGCGTTGGATGCCAATGGACAAGTGGGATAAATGCGAGTTTGCCGTCAGCGAGGACGATCTGGAAGGCCGTGTCTGCTACGGCGGTTTGGACTTATCCTCCACCACGGATATTACGGCATTCGTCCTGGTGTTCCCACCGGAAGATGAGAATGACAAGTACATCATCCTGCCGTACTTCTGGATACCGGAGGACAACCTGGAACTCCGAGTCCGGCGCGACCATGTGCCATACGATGTATGGGAGCGGCAAGGCTTTTTACAGACCACTGAGGGTAATGTTGTTCATTACGGCTACATCGAGAAGTTCATCGAGAGCCTGGGTGAGCGTTTTAATATTCGAGAGATTGCCTTCGACCGTTGGGGCGCTGTGCAGATGGTGCAGAACCTTGAGGGCATGGGCTTCACGGTCGTTCCTTTCGGACAGGGCTTCAAGGATATGTCCCCGCCCACCAAGGAGCTGATGAAACTGGTGCTGGAACAGCGCATTGCCCACGGCGGGCATCCTGTCCTCCGCTGGATGATGGACAACATTTTCATCCGCACCGACCCTGCCGGAAACATCAAGCCGGACAAAGAGAAATCCACAGAGAAAATCGACGGCGCCGTAGCGACCATTATGGCACTTGACAGAGCTATACGCTGTGGAAACGATAATGGTGCTTCGGTTTATGATAACCGAGGCATTTTGTTTATATGAAGGGAGTTTTACTATGGGTATCTTTTCAGGGCTGTTCAAATCCAGGGACAAGCCTCAAAACCGCACAGCTGGCAGCAACTACGCCTTTTTTATGGGCGGCACGACTTCCGGCAAAGCGGTGACGGAACGCTCCGCCATGCAGATGACCGCCGTGTATTCCTGCGTTCGAATTCTATCGGAGGCTGTGGCGGGGCTGCCGCTGCACCTATACAAATACACGGACAGCGGCGGCAAGGCAATGGCGCTCGACCATCCGCTCTACCGCTTGCTCCATGATGAGCCGAACCCGGAGATGAGTTCTTTCGTGTTCCGGGAAACGCTTATGACGCACCTGCTCCTGTGGGGCAATGCCTATGCACAGATCATCCGCAACGGCAAGAATGAGATCATTGCACTGTATCCCCTCATGCCGAACAAGATGTCGGTGGACAGAGATGAAAATGGGCATTTGTATTACACCTATTACCGTGGCACGGACGAAGCCATCAAGAACAAGGAGTTCGCTGTAACGCTTCATCCCTCGGATGTACTGCATATTCCCGGCTTGGGCTTTGATGGTCTGGTGGGCTACAGTCCCATCGCTATGGCAAAGAACGCCATCGGCATGGCTATCGCCTGTGAGGAGTATGGCGCGAAATTCTTCGCCAACGGTGCTGCACCGGGCGGTGTGCTGGAACACCCCGGCACGATCAAAGACCCGCAGCGTGTGCGTGAGAGCTGGCAGTCCACCTTCGGCGGCAGCGGAAACGCAAATAAGATCGCCGTGCTGGAGGAAGGCATGAAATATACGCCCATCGGCATCTCGCCGGAGCAGGCGCAGTTCCTCGAAACACGAAAATTCCAAATCAATGAGATCGCTCGAATTTTCCGAGTGCCGCCCCACATGGTGGGTGACCTGGAAAAGTCGAGCTTTTCTAATATTGAGCAGCAGTCCTTGGAGTTCGTGAAGTACACCCTTGACCCCTGGGTCATCCGCTGGGAGCAGTCCATTAAGCGGTCACTCCTTTCGCGGGACGAAAAAGCCGTGTATTTCGTGAAGTTCAATCTGGAAGGCTTGCTTCGCGGCGATTACCAAAGCCGCATGAACGGGTACGCCATCGGCCGCCAGAACGGCTGGATGTCCGCCAACGACATCCGAGAGTTGGAAAACCTCGACCGTATCCCGGCAGAGGACGGCGGCGACTTGTACCTCATCAACGGCAATATGCTCCCACTGAAGAATGCGGGTGCTTTTGCAGATACACCTACCGATGACGGAAAGGAGGAAGAAATCGATGAAGAAATTCTGGAACTGGAAGAGCCGAACAGTGACGAACTCGGAGACGCAGGAACAGACACAGGAAAGAACCCTGTTCCTGAACGGGACCATCGCCGAGGAAAGCTGGTTTGACGATGATGTCACCCCGCAGCTTTTCAAGGACGAGCTGATGTCCGGCAGCGGAAACATCACCGTGTGGATCAACAGCCCTGGTGGAGACTGCGTGGCGGCGGCTCAAATCTACAATATGCTCATGGACTACAAGGGTGATGTGACCGTGAAAATCGATGGCATTGCGGCATCCGCAGCATCCGTCATCGCTATGGCAGGCACGAAGGTGCTGGTGTCCCCGGTGTCCATGCTTATGATCCACAACCCCATGACAGCGGCATTCGGCAATTCGGACGAGATGCAGAAAGCTATCGAGATGCTCGGCAGCGTGAAGGATTCCATCATCAACGCCTATGAGATCAAGACGGGGCTGTCTCGTGCAAAACTGTCTCATCTCATGGATGCCGAAACATGGATGGACGCAAACAAGGCTGTGGAACTCGGCTTTGCGGACGAAATCATGCAAAGAAGCCTGGAATCCGAAGAGGTGCCCACACCAGCCGTTTCCATGCTGTATTCCAAGGCAAATGTGGTGAATTCTCTCATGGAGAAGATCGCCGCAAAGTGCGCCATTCAACCCAAAGCCGAAACAAAACACAGAGCCGATGACCTTATGGAGCGGCTCAATCTCATTAAAAACTGGAGGTAATTTATATGACGATCAACGAACTGCGTGAAAAGCGCAACAAGGCTTGGAACGCTGCAAAGGCATTTGTGGAAACCAAGTGCGACAAGGACGGCCTTCTTTCCGAAGAGGATGCCAAGACCTATGCTCAGATGGAAAAGAAGGTGCAGGACTACGGTGCCGAGATCGAACGCATGGAAGCCATGTCCGCAATGGAGGCGCAGCTGAACAGACCCACTTCCTCTCCCATCACCGAGAAGCCCATGAACGGCAAGTCCACCGCTGATGAGAAGCCCAAGACCGGTCGTGCTTCCGATGCCTACCGCACCGGAATGCTTACCGCCCTTCGCAGCAACTTCCACCAGGTGAGCGATGTCCTTCGCGAGGGTGTTGACGCTGACGGCGGCTACCTCGTACCCGAGGAGTATGATTCCCGCCTTATTCAGACGCTTTCCGAGGAAAACATCATGCGAAAGCTCGGTCACACCATCACCACATCCGGTGAGCATAAAATCAACATTGCAGCGACTGCGCCTGCCGCTGCGTGGATCGAGGAAGGCGGTGCACTCTCTTTCGGTGACGCAACCTTTGCACAGATCCTTCTGGACGCGCACAAGCTCCATGTTGCCATCAAGGTGACCGAGGAACTGCTCTACGACAATGCGTTCAAGCTGGAGGATTACATTCTCACCGAGTTCGGCAAGGCACTTGCCAATGCCGAGGAGGACGCATTCCTCAACGGTACCGGTGTCGGTCAGCCCCTCGGTCTGTTTGCGGAGACCGGCGGCGGTCATGTGGCAGAAACGCTTACTGCCGCACTCAAGAGCGATGATCTCATCACCCTCATCCATGCACTGAAGCGTCCTTACCGCAAGTCTGCTTCCTTCATTATGAACGACAAGACCATCGCACAGATCCGCAAGCTGAAGGACAACAACGGTGCGTATATCTGGCAGCCTTCCTACCAGGCAGGCGAGCCCGACCGCATTCTCGGCTACACGGTTCATACCTCTGCGTATGCTCCGGAGAATGCTATCGCTTTCGGCGATTACAGCTACTACAACATCGGCGACCGCGGCACCCGTTCCTTCAAGCAGCTCAACGAGCTGTTCGCGGGCAACGGCATGATCGGTTTCGTGGCTAAGGAGCGTGTGGACGGCAAGCTCATTCTCCCCGAAGCCGTTCAGATCCTCAAGCTGAAAACCGAATAAGGAAGGAGGCGGCGGTGATGGACGAGCTTCTTTCCAAAGTGAAAGCCAACCTCATACTGGAACACACGGCGGATGATGCCTTGCTAAAAAGCTACATCACCGCCGCTGTTTCTTACGCCGAAAGCTACCAGCACATCCCGGAGGGCTATTACACGGAGAACCCCATGCCGCCCACTACAGAGCAAGCCGTCATCATGCTGTCGTCCCACTTCTATGAAAGCCGGGACGGCAGCACGGGCGGCTTCTTTGCGGATAACACCGGAGCGGCGCAGCAGGTGTGGAACACGGTCAATCTGCTGCTCCGCTTGGATAGGCGGTGGCAGGTATGAGCTTCGGGAAAATGAACGGCTTTGCCGACATCGTGGAAATCCGCCAAGTCAAGGACAGCGAAGGCTTCACTCATTCCGAGGATGAAGTCCTCGCTTCCATCCGTGTGTACCGGGAAGGCCGGCACGGCAGTCAGCGTTGGGCGAACCTCGCCGCATTCAGTGAAGCAACCGACCTGTTCCGCTTTCGGTGTATTCCTGGGCTGACAGTCACTACCGACCAGTTTCTCATCTGCGATGACTGTCGCTACGACATTGTGTCCGTGGAGGATGTAAAGGGGCGTGGGATGTACATTGAGGTGCTGGCAAAGAAGGAGGTGCCGACCGTTGGCTAAGTGCGACATGAAAATGCCGGAGGATTTCCTTCTAAAGATATCCAGGCTCGGCAGCAATTTTGACAGCGTTGCGGATACCGTCCTGCAGGCCGGTGGCGAGGTGGTGCTGAAAAAAGTCAAGAGCAATCTCTCCTCCGTTATTGGCAGAGGGACAAAGTTCAAATCCCGCACCACGGGCGAACTGGAAGGCGCGCTTGGCCTTTCTCCCTCCAAGCTGAACCGGGACGGTAACCACGACATCAAGGTCGGCTTCGCAGAACCCCGCTCGGACGGCGGCAGCAATGCCAAGCTGGCCAACATTCTCGAATACGGCAAGCACGGTCAGCCCGCAAAACCCTTTCTGAAGCCCGCAAAAACGGCATCCCGGCAGGAGTGTATCGATGCCATGACCAAGGCACTGGATGAGGAGGTGGAAAAGCTGTGAGTCTTCTATCCGATTTACAAACCATCGCCGAGCATTGCGGTGTTCCAGTGGAAACGGGTGTGTTCTCCGGCAAAGCACCGGACACCTATTTGGTGATTACGCCGCTGTCGGACAGCTTTGAGCTCCACGCCGACAACGCCCCAGGCTGCGAAACGCAGGAGGCACGGCTGTCCCTCTTCACAAAGGGCAGCTACACCAAACTGAAAAATGACCTTGTCCGTGCCTTGCTGGGTGCAGATTTTTATATTACCGACCGCCGGTACATCGGCTTTGAGGCCGAAACCGGCTACCATCACTACGCCATTGATGTGGCGCAAATCTACGAACTGGAGGAATAAGTTATGGCGACCATCGGTCTTGACAGACTGTATTACGCAAAAATCACCGAGAACGACGCCGGTGAGGAAACCTACGGTACGCCGGAGCAGCTTGCGAAAGCCATCTCCGCTGACCTTTCGGTGGAACTGGCAGAAGCGACGCTCTATGCCGACGACGGTGCTTCGGAGATCGTGAAGGAATTCAAATCCGGCACACTCTCCCTCGGCATTGACGATATCGGCTCTGCGGCGGCATCCGACCTCACGGGTGCAACCATCGACAAGAACAAGGTGCTCATTTCCGCATCCGAGGACGGCGGCGACCCTGTGGCGGTGGGCTTCCGCGCCAAGAAGTCCAACGGCAAGTACAAGTATTACTGGCTGTACCGTGTGAAATTCGGTATTCCGGCGACGAACCTTGCCACCAAGGGCGACAGCATTACTTTCTCTACGCCGACCATCGAGGGTACCATTCTTCGCCGCAACAAGGCAGACGCAGGCGGCAAGCACCCGTGGAAAGCGGAGGCACTGGAGGGCGATGTGACCGCTGCAACTATCACGAACTGGTATAAGGAAGTCTATGAGCCGACCTATACCACGACACCCGAAAAACAGGGTTAACGGAGGTAACACACAATGGATAACGAGAGAACTGCAGTCATCACGATCGGTGAAGAGGAATACACACTCCTGCTTACCACCAAGGCTACCAAGGAAATCGCCGGTCGCTATGGCGGTCTGGAAAACCTCGGTGAGAAGCTGATGAAGTCCGAGAACTTTGAAATGGCCATCGGCGAGATCGTGTGGCTCATCACGCTTCTTGCGAATCAGAGTATCCTCATCCACAACCTCAAGGATAAGGAACACCCCAAGGAGCCGCTCACCGAGGATGTGGTGGAGCTTCTGACCACGCCCCTCGACCTTGCCGGATACAAAACCGCTATTACGGAAGCTCTCTACAAGGGTACCAAGCGGAATGTGGAAAGTGAGAAAGACGCAAAAAACGCGCAAGTCGGGTAACGGTCTCCGATGCGGAGCTGTTTACCCGGCTTCTTTATTACGGCCTTGCCCACCTTCATCTGTCGCAGGATGAAGTGTGGCTGATGCCGTTCGGTCTGCTTTTGGACTTATGGGAGTGCCATAAGCAGTATAACGGGCAGGCTGTTCCTGCTCACGAACACTACATTGACGATATTATCCCGGACGGCATTTAAGGAGGTGACGGTACATGGCAGACAGTTTCGGACTGAAGATCGGTCTTGAGGGCGAAAAGGAGTTCAAAAAAGCGCTGGCGGAGATCAACCAGTCCTTCAAGGTGCTCGGCTCCGAAATGAAGCTCACCACCTCTCAGTTCGATAAAAACGATAAATCCGTGGAGGCTCTCGCCGCACGGAATAAGGTGCTGCGAAAAGAGATCGATGAGCAGACGACAAAAATCGACACCTTTCGCAAGGCTCTGCAGAATGCCGCCACCTCCTTTGGAGAGAACGACCGCCGCACCCAGAACTGGCAGATTCAACTCAACAATGCCGAAGCCGCCCTCAACGATATGAACCGTGAGCTGGATGAGAACGAGAAAGCCATCAAGGATGGCGGCAAGGCTGCGGAGGAATCCGGCAGTAAGTTTGAAGGCTTCGGTAAGGTTCTCAAAACCGTAGGTGTGGCACTCGGTGCTGTGGCTGTTGCTGCAGGTGCCGCCGCCGTGAAGCTCGGCAAAGAAGTCATCGCCGCCTATGCTGACTACGAGCAGCTGGTCGGCGGTGTTGGCACTCTGTTCAAGGACTCCTCGCAGGAGATTCAGCGGTATGCCGCCAACGCATACAAAACGGCCGGTCTTTCCGCCAACGAGTACATGGAGACGGTCACGGGCTTTTCCGCAAGCCTGATCCAGTCTCTCGGCGGCGATACAGAAAAAGCCGCAAAGTATGCGGATATGGCGATTACGGATATGTCCGACAACGCCAATAAGATGGGTACGGATATGTCCTCCATTCAGAATGCCTATCAGGGTTTTGCCAAGCAGAACTACACGATGCTCGACAACCTCAAGCTGGGCTACGGCGGCACAAAGCAGGAAATGGAGCGACTGCTCGCCGATGCGGAGAAGATATCCGGCGTCAAGTATGACATCTCCTCCTACGCAGATGTGGTGGAAGCCATTCACGTCATGCAGGAGAGCATGGACATTGCCGGTACGACCGCAAAAGAAGCGGAAGCCACCATTTCCGGCTCTGTCAATGCGCTGAAATCCGCCGTGTCGAACCTCATTGTAGGCTTTGGTGATGCGGACGCTGACATGGAGCTGCTGTGCAACAACATGGTGGATGCCTTCAAGACCGTGGTGGCGAACATCACCCCGGTTATTGAGAACATCGTGGCGGCTCTGCCCACGGCGCTGGATGCTCTGCTGACGGCTGTGGGTGAACTGCTGCCCACACTGCTGGAAGCAGTCACCGAACTGTTCTCGCAGGTGCTGGAAACGCTGCTTTCTTTGCTTCCGCAGCTTATCCCGGCGGCGGTGTCCGCTCTCATGACCATCGTGAACACGCTGATTGAGAATCTGCCCCTGCTTATTGAGGCAGCGGTTCAGTTGGTGTCCACGCTGGTGACCGGCATTGCGGATGCGCTGCCCACGCTCATCCCGGCAGCGGTACAGGCTATCGTCACCATCGTACAAGGACTGGTGGACAGTCTGCCGATGCTCTTGGATGCAGCCTTGCAGCTTATCACAGGACTGGCGCAAGGACTTCTCGATGCACTGCCCGTACTGATTGCTGCTCTGCCGGAGATCATCAACGGCATCATTACCTTTCTGCTGGACTCCATCCCGCAGATTATCGAAACAGGCATCCAGCTTCTGACTTCGCTGGTGACTGCCTTGCCGGATATCATTATGACAATCGTGGAAGCCATTCCGAAAATCATTGACGGTATTATCAACGCGGTGCTGAATGCGATACCGCTCATTATTCAAGCGGGCATCGACCTGCTGATTTCTCTCATTCAAGCCCTGCCGCAGATCATCACGACTATCGTGCAGGCAATTCCTCAAATCATCTCCGGCATTGTCAATGCCCTGATTGGAAACATCGACAAGATCATCATGGCAGGCGTTCAGTTGTTCGTTGCGCTGATTGAAAACCTACCCACCATCATCGTGGAGATCGTC